ATCATAAACAATGTGAAAATCATGGGGGTTCATGGGATGCTCCTAGATTGATTCCTTCGAATGGTAACAGCGTTGTATGGACGTGCAATGTGTCCGTATAGCCGTCGGGGCGGAATCTCCCTTGCCCTGTTGGGGCGGAAAATATTCCGCCCCTGCTCGCCCCTACTGCCAAACAATTAAAACCCAGCCACAGCCATGCAATCCTATCCTTTCCCCTTCAAAAGGAGGGCGACATGACAACACCCAAACATCGTACCATTGATAAAATCATCATCCATTGTGCCGATACGCCCAATGGTCGTGAAACGCATGCTTCAGATATTGACCGCTGGCACAAAGAACGCGGCTGGCGGTGTATCGGCTATCATTTCGTCGTTTGCCTTGATGGCAGCGTTGAGCTGGGTCGCCCTGTGGATGAAGTCGGCGCGCATTGCTATGGTCAGAATCGGCATTCTATCGGTATCTGCATGATCGGCGATGATCAATTCACCCAAGCCCAATGGGATGCGCTGCATCGTTTGTTGGCTGATTTGGGTTTGCGTTATGCCGATGCCACGGTGCATGGTCATCGTGAGTTTTCATCCAAAACCTGCCCCAACTTTGATGTCAGCGTATGGCTCACCGAGCCTGAACGTGTGCAACGCGCCCATTTTTTGGCAGTCGCATCATGAGTGGTTTCGATTGGAAAAGCATGCTGGCATCCATTGCCCCTGTCATTGGAACAGCCGTGGGCGGTCCCTTTGGTGGTATGGCAGCCAAGGCAGCACTATCAGCATTGGGTATCAGTGCGGAAGCAGGCAAGGAAGAAGCCCTATTGGCGCAAGCCATTCAACAAGCCTCACCTGAAGATTTACGCAAACTCAAAGCCCAAGATCAACAATTTGCCAAAGATATGAAATCACTGAATGTCGATCTTGCCAAGCTTGATGGGGCAGACAGAAACAGTGCGCGGCAATTGGCTGTGACACATGGCGCACTGCCACAAATCATATTGTCCGTGGCATACACCATCGCTTATAGCGCGGTCATGTATGCATTCATGACAGGGCAGGTTCAAGTCTCTGATAATCAACAAATCTTGTTTGGTTCACTCATCGGCATCTTGAGTGGTGCGCAGGTGCAAATTCTAAATTTTTGGTTTGGCTCAACACATGGCTCGCAAAAGAAAGACCAAATCATCGGGGCAAAATAATGTCGATTGCCACATACTTATTCAGAATGTTCGGTCGCAATCATCCCAATGCACTGCCGCCCATGCTTGCTTTCCACAGCCCCTCCGCTTATTTCAACAGTGGTATCAGCGCAGGCACACGACAGCGGAAACGCAGGAAATTACAACGGAGGTTGAGCCATGGATGATGTCGATCGCGCCAAGGATTTAGAGGTTGCAGCGCGCCAGCGCGCCATTGACCAAGTGGTGCATCGTTGCCAAGAAACCCCATTGCTCAACGATGATTATCAACGCATTTGCCTTGATTGTGGCACGCTGATTCCCATGCCACGCCTGCTTGTAATGCCGCATGCCGTGCGTTGTGTTGCCTGCCAGCAAAATTTGGAAACAGGGCGTTAAGCATGGAAGATGTCAATTATGATGCCGCACGCTTTTGGTGGGATGTGATCATGACTTGTTTGGTCGCTGCCAATTTCATTTACACGTGGATTGCCAGCCGCACCAACACCAATATGGATCATATCGTCATACTCGAAGGCAAAGTAGGCGAGTTAAGCCATCAAGTCGAACGTCTTAAAACACAGTTGGAACATGCGCCCAAGCACCGAGAACTCGGTGATGTTCATGAGAAAATCAATGATGTGTCGGGGCAGGTTAAAAATATCAGTGGGCAATTAAAAGGCATTGAGCACACCTTGAACTTGCTCAATGAATACATGTTACACAAGGAGAAACCATGAGTTTAGCCGATTTACAGCGTGAAGACCGCCGCTTGTTGATTCTGCAAGCCTTGGCAGCAGAACCCGATTATAGCATTGCAGACCGTGTCTTACGCGCTTTACTGAAAGAATACGGGCATGGCATCAGTTTGGATGTGTTGCATGCTGATTTGGCATGGTTGCAAGATGTGGGCTTGCTGTCTGTTGAAAAACATCCGCAAGTTGCGGTTGCATCTGTTTCAAATCGTGGGGTCGAAGTGGCACAAGGCAATAGCATCGTGCCTGGCATTCGCCGCCCAAGGCCGGGTGAATAATGGCTCCCCCATCGAAAATATCGCAACTTCCCAAGCGTTTGCGTGATGAATTGAATGCTCGCATCATTCACAATGGTTTTGCAGACTATGATGGCTTGGAAACTTGGCTCTCGGAACAGCTCGAGCAACAAGGTTTACAGGTGCAAATTTCTCGTACAGCCATTCACCGCGAAGGCAAGAAGTTGGCGAAAATTGGTGAGCGTGTTGCCGCTATGAAGATGATGCAAAACCAATGGACGCAACAAATGGGCAACAAAGGCATCGGTGAATTGGGACGTGTTCTTAATGCCCAGTTGCAAGGCTTGGCATTTTCATTGACCCAAGATGTCGTCGATGGCGATGTTGCAGTCGATGTGGGCTTCATCAATGAGATGAGTGCCGCACTACTACGTCTTGAAAAAGCTTCTGCCACCAATGAAGAACGCGATAAGAAAATTCGCGATGAAGAACGTAAACTGGCGATGGAAGAGGCAGCGGCGAAAGTGGATGCCGTCATCAAATCCAGCAAGGGAAGCAACAAGGATACCATTGCCATGATTCGCGAAGCCATTGCAGGCGGATTGAGTGCATAACTCCCCCATTCTTCTTCGCTATCAAGCCCAGTGGATTCATGGTAAATCTGCGGTCAAGATCATTGAAAAGAGTCGGCGCATTGGTTTGTCGTATGCAGAAGCCGCCGATGCAGTGCTTCATGCTGCCGATGACCAAGGTGGCAATGTTTACTACACCGCTTTTTCCAAGGATATGACACAAGGTTTCATTCAAGATTGTGCCACTTGGGCTAAAGCATACAACATGGCGTGTGGCGAAATTGAAGAAGAATCCGCCATTGTTGAAGAAAAAGAAATTCTCATCTATAAAATCCGCTTTGCATCAGGTAAGACCATTGAGGCTTTATCATCATCGCCGCGCAATCTTCGCTCCAAAGGGCGACCCAAAGATCGGCTCATTATTGATGAGGCTGCGTTTATTGATGATTTGGAAGAACTGCTTAAAGCAGCCATGGCGATGACCATGTGGGGTGGTGAAGTCCATATCATCAGCACGCACAATGGTGATGATAATCCCTTCAACCAACTCATCCATGCGGTGCGCGCAGGTCGTTATGACTATGCTTTGCACCGTGTAACGCTGGATGATGCCTTGGATGACGGCTATTTTAAGAAGATTTGCGAAGTCACAGGTCAAACATGGACAGCCAAGGCAGAGGCAGATTGGCGTGCGACAATCATCAAGCGTTATCGCCCCAATGAAGATGAAGAACTCTTTTGTATTCCGTCCATGGGTGGCGGTGCATATCTGTCCAGAGCATTGATTGAAGCATGTATGGTCGCTGCGCCTGTGGTTCAATTCAAAGGTTCAGCGAGTTTCAATATGGCACCTGAACCTGTGCGTCGCGCTGAAATGAAGGATTGGATTAAAGACAATATCACCCCCTTGTTGCCCCGCTTAAACAGAACAAGACGGCATGTATTCGGTATGGATTTTGCACGTACAGGCGATATGTCGGACATCGTGGCAATGGAAATCGGTGCGACTTTACACCGTACCGTCCCCTTTGTTGTTGAAATGCACAATGTGCCGCACAAACAACAAGAACAGGTCTTGTTTGCCATCGCAGATGCTTTACCTCGCTTGAGCGGTGCGGCGATTGATGCAGGCGGCAATGGCTCATATATCGCAGAATCCGCCAGAGATAGGTATGGCAATCTTGTCGATGAAGTGCATTTCACTGAAAATTGGTATCGCGAAGCCATGCCGAAGTACAAAGCTGCTTTTGAAGATCATGAAATCAGCATTCCAAAACATGACGATATATTGGAAGATCATCGCGCTATCAAGATGGTCAATGGCGTGCCGCGCGTGCCCAAAGGTAAAACAGACAACAGCGGAGAACGCCATGGTGATAGTGCCATCGCGACATTGCTGGCATACAACAAGAGCTTTAACACAGCCTTACCGATGGCATACCAAGGCGTGGCACGCTCGCAAGATGATGTGAATCCCATGCGCCCGAATCATACCGATGATTTTCGCAGCGAGGGTAAATTTGGAGGCGGAGCATGGTAACACTTTACGATCATCGAGGACAAAAGATTGAACGCGCGCAACTAAAGGAAACCCAATCAGCGCCTTCTTTGCGTTCGGTGCGGCAAGTTTTTTCATCGTCACCGTCGCACGGCTTAACACCTCAAAAACTGGCAGGGATTTTATCCCGAGCCGATAGAGGAGACCCCCACGCTCAATGCGAACTTTTTGAAGATATGGAAGAAAAAGACTTGCATTTAAGCAGCGTTTTAAGCACCCGTAAACGCGCGGTGATTGGGCTTGAAATCAAGGTTGAAGCACCGTTGAATGCCAGCGCACAAGAACAAAAAGCCACCGACTTACTCACCGAGCATCTCGCCGCATTGGAAGATTTACCCGAACAACTGGAAGATGTCTTGGATGCCATTGGCAAGGGATATTCGGTCACGGAAATCATCTGGGGCATTCACAAACAAGAAGCGGTCATTGAAGATTTACAATGGCGCGAACCCAAATGGTTTAGATTTGACATGGATAGCATGAGCGAGTTGCGCATGTTGGATCCATCATCAGCGGAAGGGCTTGAACTCACGCCCTACAAATACATTCGTCATATTCACAAAGCCAAGTCGGGCATTCCTGTGCGCGGTGGCATTTTACGCCCTTGTGCTTGGATGTATTTGTTCAAAAATTACAGCTTCAAAGATTGGGTGCAGTTCGCTGAAGTCTATGCCCAACCCTTGCGCGTTGGTAAATATCCAAGCTCGGCCTCTGAATCTGAAAAAGATATTTTGTTGCAGGCGGTGGCGAATATGGGAACCGATGCCGCTGCTATCATTCCTGATTCGATGCTCATTGAGTTTGTCGAAGCTGGCGGCAAAGGCAGCAGCACGGATTTGTATGAACGCATGTGTCGTTTTTGCGATGAACAAGTTTCTAAGGGCGTTTTGGGGCAAACATCGTCCAGTGATGCCATGGCAGGCGGCTTGGGTTCGGGTCAAGCCAATTTGCATGGCGATGTGCGCGATGATTTGCTTAAAGCCGATGCACGGCTGTTAAGCGGTACTTTAAGTCGTGATTTGGCTCGCCCCATCATTGATTTGAACATGGGACCATTGCAACGGTATCCAAAAATTCGCGTCGTCGTGGAAGATGCCGAGGATTTGAAGGAATTGAGCGATAATGTCAGTAAGCTACACGCCATTGGCTTGCCCATCGGTGAGGATTTTCTTTATCAGAAATTCAACATTCCCAAGCCTGAACACGGTGAAAATCTTGTTGGTGCAAGCCTCTCGTCATCCCCCAAGGCAACCACCTCGTCATCCCCTAAGGCAACCACCTCGTCATCCCCTAAGGCAAGCCCCTCGTCATCCCCCAAGGCTTCTATGGGGGAACCATCCAGCCAAATCGCCAGCAATGCCCAGCAAGACACAGGGCAAACGCAAGCGGCAACCATGCAGAACCATGCCCCAGATGCGGTGGAAACCATAGCAGAGCGTTTACACATCGAGGCGCAGACCGCCAATGATGCCATCATCCAGCAAGTGCGTGGTTTGCTGAACGATGTTGAAACTTTGGAAGAATTTTCACAACGCCTTCCCGAACTACTCGGCAATCTGGATACAGCGGCAATCACTGAAATCATGGCAAAAGCTTTTGTGGTCGCAGATTTGGCAGGGCAATCGGATGTCTTGGATGAAAGCCAATCATGAGTAAGCTTGCGTATGGTGCATTGCCATTTGACGCTCAAATCGCTTTCTTTCGCAAAAAACTGGCGTTGCCCACACGCGGATGGACAGATATTTGGCAAGAAAATCATGATCATGCCTTTGTTGTGGCAGGTGCCAATAAAATGGCATTGGTGGAAGATTTTCAGACGGCAGTGAAAAAAGCGATTGAAAAAGGCACGACGATTGCCGAGTTTCGCAAGGATTTTGATACCATCGTCGCCAAGCATGGATGGGATTACAAGGGTGGGCGTGGTGGGCGTAGCCGTGTGATTTATGAAACCAATATCCGTACATCGCATGCCGCAGGTCGCTTCACACAATTGCAAAAGCTGCCCTTTTGGCGATACCATCATGCCCACGCTGTGCGCAATGCACGCAAACAACATCTGGCATGGGATGGGCTTGTGTTAGCCAAAGATGATGTTTTTTGGCAAACCCATTATCCCCCCAATGGTTGGGGCTGCCGTTGCTC